CATTCGAAATCATTAATGAAATTGTTGAAGCGGTGAATTGTGCCGTGGTACCTAGTCCCGACGGTTTGAAGATCCGGTCTTATGGTGACAGTGTCATCAGTGGAAATGGAGTTACGTTCATACCTGATCTAGAGCCCGTTTATCACCTTACTGATGACGATTTTCTAGGTGAAGATCAGCCGGTACGTGTTCGTCGCAGCCGTGATACAGATGCGTATAATCATTGCCAAATTGAATACGTGAATCGCTTCAACCAGTACAACACAGAAACGGTTGAAGCCAAAGACCAGGCAAACATTGAAATGTTTGGTTTGCGTACGCAAGATCCGGTCAAGCATGATTTTTTCTGTGAACCTAAAATTGCCCGTCATGCAGTGCAGTTGCTATTACAGCGAAAACTGTATGTCCGTAATGAATATGAGTTTGAATTAGGCTGGAAGTACTGCCGACTTGAACCAATGGATATTGTGACGATCACAGATCAATCGCTAGGCTTGAATCGTTTTCCAGTGCGGATCACGCGTGTCGAAGAAGATGAAGATGGAATGTTGTCTATTACGGCTGAAGAACTGGCTGTTGGATCTCGTTCTGCAGTTGAATATGACCTTCAATCCTCAAATGGGTATCAAGGCGGGAATGAAGAGCCAGGAAACGTCAATGCACCTGATATTTTTGAGCCACCATTAGATTTGACTGGCGGTAAAAATCAGATCTGGGTAGCGGTATCCGGTGGCATCAATTGGGGTGGTTGTAATGTCTGGGTCAGCCTGGATAATACAACTTATGAAATGGTCGGTACGATTTATGGTTCTGCCCGATATGGTACTTTGGTTTCAGCAATTAATGCAGACGACACAGAGATGCAGATCCAGTTAAATACATCCAGCCAGATGTTCAGTGGTACGGTTGAAGATGCTGAAGTTGATGCAACTCTATGCCGAGTTGGTGACGAATATATTAATTACGTCGAAGCCACATTGAATGGATCTGGGCTGTATACATTGAGCGATGTGGTCCGTGGACGTTTTGATGATGCAGGTCCACATAATTCAGGTGAAGCATTTGTTCGTATTGATCGTGCCATTTTTAGTCATGATTACAATGAAAATATGGTCGGAAAGCAGCTTTATCTGAAATTCACCAGCTTCAATGGATTGCAGCAAAAAGAACAAACTTTGGATGAGGTGACAGCTTATAGTCACACCATTACTGGTAGCCGTCCATCTGGTGTAAAAGGTCTATCGCTTCAATCCGCATTTGAGGGTACAAGCTTTAAAGTTCAGTGGCAAAGTGCAGCGGGTGCAACAGGTTATATTGTTCAGATTTGGTCGAATGGTGTATTGCTGCGTGAGGTTGAAACTACGAATACTGATTACAGCTATTCAATGGATGAAGCCAAGATTGACGGTGTTCAGCGTGCTTATACGGTTCGTGTTGCAAGTAAAAACGGTTCGATTGTCAGTACCTTTGCTGAATTAAACATTAGCAATCCAGTGCCACCACAATTGTTGAACGTGTACACATCGGCAACTGCAGATTCGATCACAATGACTTGGATTCCAAGTGAAGTGCCTGATCTGAAAGATTACCAGGTGTGGATTAGTACCAATGCGAACTTTGATCCTGATACAACGGCAGCACGTTGGACAGGTACCGAAAATGCTTGCACGGTTGGTAACTTAGAATCGACAACCACATATTATGTGCGTGTTGCTGCGCGTGATGTATGGAAATCCACTTCCTGGAATTACTCAGCACGGATCACACAAGCAACAGCTGAAGCATAATCTATAGACCACTAACAGCACCTTCGGGTGCTTTTTTAATGTCAAAAATAGGGGGAATCATGCAAGAGCATGAAAAAACATTTTGGATGCTTGTCGTGATCGGGGCTGTCATCGGCCTGTCTAAACTTCTTGTATCTGAGGAAAGATTAACTGTTCGACTTGTTTTGGGTCGGACTATTTTGGGATCAGCTTCATCCGTTTTGGCTGGTGGGGTCTTATTACAAATTCCCGATATTCACCCCCTGGCTTTGATTGCAATTGCATCAGCTTTGGGAATTCTTGGAAGTACATTTATCGAAAACTGGCTTAAAAATAAAGCTGCAACTTGGAGCGTCAAATGAAATTAATTGAACAAAGTGCCTGGAAGTATCTTTCTGTGAAGCTCCCAATTTTGGGAGCTTTTTTATTGCTTGTCGTTATTCCAGCATTGCAATGGGCGATGGACTTTAAAGTGATCCCTGTTGAGTACCATGCATTTATCACAGGGTCGGTCATGGTGTTTTTATCCTGGCTTGGTAAGAAGATTTATCAACCAAAACTGCATCAACATCTTGGCTTTGCCACCATTACTGCAGGGCATAGTAATTCTGATCCTGGTGCAGTAAATGGTAAGATCAAAGAAGCTGACCTAGTGACTAACTTCCGTAATGCCGTTTCTTTTTATTTGCGTGAGGCAGGGCTTCAAGTCAAAACGGATGGCACTGGCACTAAAAACGATCCACTGTCTGCTGCGGTAAAATTAATTCAAGGCTCAAGTGTTGCTGTTGAATTCCATATGAATGCATCGACTTCAAAACAAGCAAATGGAGTCGAAACTATCGCCTTACCAAAAGATAAGAAACTAGCACAAGACTTATCCAAAGCTGTAGCCGATGCGCTTGGTAGTCGTTTACGTGGTGATAATGGCTGGATTGATCAATCTAAATCGGCACGCGGCCGTTTAGCGTACGTAAATGCCGGTGGTTTGATTGTAGAGCTTGGTTTTATTTCCAATGAAGACGAACTTGCCCGATTTAATGCGCGTTACTGGCTGGCTGCTAAGGCTGTGGCTAATATCCTAATTAAATATAATAATGCCCTCACATGAGGGCTTTGTTTTTTACTTTAATAAATAATTATTGGCTGCACAGCTTATTCGATTTCAACAAAGATACATTTCACTGCCTGTGTTCAGTGTGTGAACTGAAAAGCCCTTCAGGTAGGGTCTGTGAAAATTATTTCACTGAGTGAATATTGAAAATAACTGATTTTAAGTTAATTAATCAGGACGATACTCTATTTGATTTTGAGTCATAACTTGAACGTCAGCAAGCAAGGCTATTACAAAATTATCAAATAAAATCATTGGATCTGCATCATTGATTATGATTTTGGTATCAGATAGCAATTTCCTTGCTTGAAATAATAAATTACTTACTTTTATCGAATAATCATACCAAGCTTGCAAATCATCCTTTATAAGATTTTTATGGAAAATATTATTTGTTAAATTGGAATAGTCAACTAAAAAAGAATTTACAATCCCAAGAAGCTCTTTCAAATTCTTATTAAACCCTTCATAGCCCTCATCTTTAGAATATAGTATTAAAATATTTGCATTTAATTTTTCCAGAATCAGTTTCGTATTAAATAGCTTTTCAAGAGCCCTCAAGCTTGAAGTAAGATTTTTAATTTCATCTTCTCTGTTTTCATACTCATCATGTTCTATATTCCTAATAAGCAAAAGTAAATCTAGCACAACCCTCTGAGATCGTAAGTTTAATATTTCATTCTTAATCTCATATAGATTGTTAACCACCTCCTTTAAGTCCTGAATCTTAGAGCCATATTCAGCTTGTAGCCTCCATTGGCTATAAATTAAATATGCTATATATGACGCCATAAGTGTGGTTAGTGCACTTAATAACGATGCAACTATTGTCCACGTGTCTTTCAATGAAATTGCTGATACTTGAAAGCCAAAAATAATCCATGTAACAGCACATAAAAACAATGTGGCCCCAAAAGACATAGCAAGTGTATT